CATAGCAATAAAAAAAGAAATTGATAGATTGGCACAAATGGACCAACAAGAATGGATGCGAACCCTTGAAGGGTTGATTGAAATAGCAGAAGAAAACAAACATTTTTACCGCAATTGGAAACCCGATGTACAATACGGTTAACCATTTTCCCAAAGATCCTGTGTTTGATCCTGAGATTATCGTAGACAATGATCTCACTAGACTCAGTGATCGCAGCGCACGGCTGTATCTGCACTGGATATTGGAACTGTGTCAGGGGCGCACATTTTTTGGTCTCAACTACGAATGGCCCAGTCTTCGGTGGCATTCAAATTTGATTGTGCCAGAAGGATTCTATGATACCTATGTGTTTTCCTGGGGCTGTGAGGATTGGGATCATGTATGGCTTCGCCAATTTTGCCATGAACATAGAGACAGTCAGGTAATAGTAATATCTAATACCGAACTCAAAGAAGGTTACAATGCACCGCCCAATTTACGATGCCTGGTACATCATTGCTGGCATGTGGTATTTGAGGATGTGATTTCCTATGACCGCACTCCTTTTGTTCCATCAACGCAGAGACAATATCGTTGTAGCAGTCTTGTTAACAAACCATCATATTTCAAAGCGTTGACCACAGCCTATCTCATGATGCATCATAAGGAATCCCTGCTCATGAGTTGGAACACCAATAAAAATCAAGAGATTTGTGGCAGTTTGGGATTTCTAAATCTCGATGCGCCTACTGCACATGAATTACGACCTCTAATAGAATACTATCTGTCAGATCTTAGATCTACCACAATTTCCCTGGATGAATTTGTAGTGGACCGAATGCAGTTTTACAACAGCAATCATCCGGCGTATACTGATTGCGTGGTTAACCTCAGCAACGAAACCTACAGTCAAGATGCAATTGATGGTAGGCCCATGCCTGGACCATATATTACTGAAAAAACCTGGAAGACACTTTTGGGTGGAGCTGCACTGATGCCTATAGGCAGGATGCAGACTTATGCTTACATGGAAAATTTTGGATTTTGTTTTGATTATCCCTGGAGCCGATCATTTGATCAGATCCCTGGAGACATTGATAGGTTTGTATCAACATTGAGTGTGATAGATAAAATTTTTGCCATGGACATGTCAGAACTAAGTTCAGCCGTGGCAGAATCGTCCCACCACAATTATTATCACATCCGTAGCCAGGATTTTTTGAACCGCGTCCGGCAAATCAACAATGAACATCTGGCAAGATTTTTGAATCCATAGTGATTGTAATTGGTTAACACATGATAGACAAACCGTTACAGTTGTGTTAAAATCATTGTATGCACCTAATGATTGATCTTGAGGGGTTAGCAACAGGCCCTGACACTACTATCCTTACCATAGCCGCCCAAGCGTTTGATCCGTTTGGGTCGGGACACTACGATCGACATTACTATGCTAGAGTCACGCTAGAAAGTCAGGAAAATCGTTCAATTGACAACGGCACAATAGCCTGGTGGGCCACGCAACCCGAACACGCTAGGGAAGAAGCATTTGGCGAACAAGACCGAATTCCTCTGAATCAAGCACTAGATGAGTTGGCTCGATTGATTTGGCACTCTCAACTGATCTGGAGCCAGGGCCCAACATATGACATGAACATACTGGAACACGCCTATAAAAGTTACAGCAAATCTCTTCCTTGGAAATATTATCAGATACGAGATTCAAGAACTGTATTTAGCCTGTGGCCAGATCAACCTATTCCTGTTACTAGCCATCATGCACTGGAAGATTGTCGCAGACAAATAGGCATGCTACAAAACACACTTAAATATCTTAACGTCACAGCACTCAAATGAAAAGCAATTGGGAATATACAAAAAATCGAAGCAAGTATCATTTTGATGATACAAGAATCGATGAGTCCGGGCAGTGGTTTAAAGTATTAGGACATTACGAAAACATCTGGACACAAGAACTTAATTATATTAAGTTGCACAGTCGACCCATGACCTGGCGTAATAGAAAAAGCATAGTAGCTACTCCAAGACCCACCAAGTTTAGCCCCTACATAGAACAAGAAGAATATGATATTGTGCATGGCGGAGGAAACCCCGAAATGGAACTGACAGATGTGTTTGATGACTTAGATAGTGTGCCCAACATCAAGCAGTTGTCTTCACAATTTGCACTGGACCAAGAAAAAACACGAGTGCATGTACAACGTACCGGGCAAGTGTTTAATCAACATATTGACAAGTTGGACATGGTATACCCCAATAGCAACCCCGCCGACATTGTGAAGTTGGTTGTGATGCTGGAAGATTGGCGCCCTGGCCAATTTTACATTTATGGAACCTATACATATACACACTGGCGGGCCGGAGAGGTGCATTGGTTTGACTGGTTCAACACTCCTCATTCCACAGCAAATGCAAGTCACTATCCTAGATACAGTGTAAATATCATGGGACTGCGTACAGACAAAACTAACTTGAACATTTTTAAAAAGGATTAATATGATCATTGGAATCTGTGGATTCATTGGTTCAGGTAAGGATACAATTGCTGATTACCTGGTAAACCTGCATCATTTTCGTAGAGAAAGTTTTGCATCAACTCTTAAAGATGCTGTGAGCAAAGTGTTTGGTTGGGATAGAACCATGTTGGAAGGGCGCACAAAACAAGCCCGTGAATGGCGTGAGCAAGTGGATCCTTGGTGGGCAGAACGCCTGCACATGCCTACCCTTACTCCACGTTGGATCCTACAATACTGGGGCACAGAAGTGTGCAGAGCCGGTTTTCACGATGACATCTGGATAGCCAGTCTGGAAAACAAACTACGCCACAGCCAGGATGATGTTGTGATTTCAGATTGCAGATTTCCCAATGAAATTCGGGCTATCAGAAACGCCGGGGGGCGAGTGATCCGAGTCACTCGTGGTCCAGAACCTGCATGGTATCCTGCAGCGGCAAGCGTGAATCGAGGTGCCAACGGCAACACCACCTGGGCCTTGAGCCACAAAAAAATGGAAAAGTTAGGCATCCATGCTAGTGAAACTGCCTGGGTAGGCACAAAGTTTGATGTGGTACTAGACAACAATGGCACACTGGACGATTTATATCAACAGGTCAAATCACTAATTACTAATCCGGTTCAAGATCACCCGGTCGCCAAGTAACATCGGATTTTTTAAGTAATTCAACACAGTTAAGACAAACTGTTTTTAAATTTCTTTGTTCAGAATTGTTGAGATTGCCATCAACATGAAACACCAACAGCTGAGTCAGTAGTTTGGCCTTAAACCCGCATTTGTCACATGCGGGTTTTTTCTTGTACCCAGCAGATTTCCAGCGAGGATCTCTTGGTCGAAGACCTCTCCTTTTCCTTGTGCAGTTTTCGCATCGTGATCTATAGTGTGTGACATCTTGTTTGCGGTAGTTCACAGCACATGGACGTTGATGACATGATTGACAAATGGGTCTTTGCATGGTGTATTTATGGTGGACCTTTGCCAAAGAGTGCTCAAGTCAGCTGTTTTTGTCACTTGTGAATAAATATTAGAACTTGAAAAGGAATCCATTATGGCTCTAGTATCACCAGGCGTAGAAGTAACAGTAATTGACGAAAGTCAATATATCCCTTCCGCTGTCAACACAGTACCTTACTTCGTGGTTGCCACGGCACAAAACAAAGTATCCAGCGACGGAATCACCGTGGCAGCCGGTACACTAGCTGCTAATGCAAACAAAACATATTTAATCACCAGTCAACGTGATTTGGCAGCCACATTTGGTGTGCCATTCTTCTACAACACCACAACTGGTACACCAATCAACGGTTACGAACTCAACGAGTATGGCTTGTTGGCCGCTTACTCGGCTCTGGGTGTTACCAATCGTGCTTATGTACAACGTGCCAACGTGGACCTTACTGAGCTTACTGCCAGTTTGACTCGCCCAACTGGTGATGCTGCCAATGGAACCTACTGGCTGGACACCTCGGTAAGCACCTGGGGCATTTTTGAATGGAATGCTACCACTGCTACTTTTGATCTGCAGACTCCCACGGTTATTACCGACGCCACTGATGTGGTGGGCGGCAATGGTACAAACTTGATTGCAGACAACACACCCTTGGCCACTATTGGAGTAATTGGTGACTATGCTGTGTCAGCAGTTGACGCGGACAATATTTTTGAATACTACAAAAAATCCAATAACACCTGGGTGCAACTGGGCAGCGATGCCTGGAAAACTGCCTGGCCCACAGTTGAAGGAACCAATGCTGTTACCACCACATTGACCATTGGTACCAACATGATCATCAATGGCCAGACAGTCACAGTTGGTGCTACTAACACTGTGGCAGGCTTTGCAGCTGTGATCACAACGGCAGGCACAGGACTAGGCTTCTCAGCTGCCGCTGTGAGCAATCAACTGTATATCTATGCAGACTCCACAGCCGGCACAGACAGTTCAACATTGAGTAGCAATGGTTTTATTGAAATTCAAGCAGGTGCCAATCCAGGTACATTGTTGACCACACTGGGTATCACCGTAGGGCAATATCCAGCGCCGGACTATTTTCCTGGATACAGTTATCAACAACCCAAATGGATCTCGGGCACAGGCATTGACCCATTGGATGCCAGACCCACTGGCTCTATCTGGCAGAATATCAGCACAGCCAACAACGGATTGAACATTTCGCTGAAAAAATACAGTGCCACACTTGACACTTTTGTCACACAGGCAGTGCCTGCCTTTTCAGGTGATACTCAAGCAATCTACGCTCTAGACCCTGTGGCGGGTGGAAAAAATATCCCTGCGGGAACCACGTATGTGAAATATAATTCTTTCGATTGGAGTACCACAATTGACACAGGGGCCTTTACAATTCATGAAAGATTAACAACAGGGGAAACAGTTATAACTGGTACCACCATTCCTACAGCATTTGTAAGCGGCAACAGTTTTTCTTTAAATTCTACCACCCCTGGTTCTACTGCAATAACCGCAGCCACGGTGACTCTCGGTGGCACAACAGTAAGTGATTTTATCACTGCTGTATCTGCAGCAGGAAATCCTTATGTGTCAGCCAGTGTCAACACAGCAGGCAACATTGTGTTTACTCACAGTGCAGGTGGTTCTATATTTTCAACACCTATTATAGGCACTGCAATGGCCACAGCTGGTTTTACTTTTGGATCACCAGCCCAAGTAGGTCATTCAAGCGGTGGCGCCAATATATTGAACTTGTCTAACTGGGTATCTGCACCGTTGTTTACCTACACAGCCAGCACCACCGCTCCAGATCAGGATCCTGCAGACGGACGTTTGTGGTACTACAGTTCTGTGAGTGATGCTGACATCATGATCCAGGACAATGGCACATGGCAAGGTTATCGCAATGTGACCAACGATGTTCGCGGTTACGATTTGACTGCAACCAATGCCACTGGCCCAATTATTTCAGCCACAGCACCTACCACACAGACCAATTCTACCACAACTGACACAGAAAGTCCATTGGCAAATGGTACTTTGTGGATTGACACTTCAGACTTGGAAAACTATCCTAAACTATACCGTTGGCAACCAGTCAACACCATTCAACAATGGGTGGAAATTGATACCACAGACCAGGTCACCCAGAATGGTATCTTGTTTGCGGATGCACGATGGGCACCCAATGGTACCACTGATCCTGTGTCAGATCCTGAACCCAGTATTGAAGATTTGCTGGTGAGTGATTATCTTGATCCAGATGCTCCAGATCCTGCACTGTATGCACAAGGTACCTTGTTGTTCAACACACGACGTTCAGGTTACAATGTCAAGAGTTTCCAAAGCAACTACTTCACAACCACAGCCACTGACTATGCAATTGATGCTTGGTCAGCCAGTACCACCTATGTGTACAATGATTTTGTGAGTTACAATGGTACTATCTATGTTTGTATTTTGGCTCCCACAGCCAATCAGAATCCAAGCAATACCACATACTGGGACGTGCTGGTTCTCAATACCTGGCTAACTGCATCAGGTAACCGGGACGATGGAGCCATGTGGTCAGGTCGTTTAGCACAACGCCAATTGGTTATTCAAGCACTCAAGAGTGGCATTGACACCAGCACCACAGCCCGTGAGGACCAGACACAGTACAACATACTGGCCACACCTGCTTATCCAGAGTTGACACCAAACATGATTGCACTCAGCAACGAGCGCAACAATACCCTGTTTGTTGTGGGTGACACTCCCATGCGCCTGGGACCAGATGGCAACAGCCTGGTGGCATTTGCCACAGACAACAATGGCCTAGGACAGCCCAACGGTGACGGTAACTCAGCCACCAGCAACTACTGCGGTGTGTTCTACCCAAGTTGCCAGACCACTGACCTTGGTGGCAACACAGTGGTTCAACCTCCAAGCCACATGATGGTACGCACAATTCTGCGTTCAGATGCAGCCAGTTATCCATGGTTTGCACCAGCTGGCACACGTCGTGGAGTGGTTGACAATGCCTTGTCGATTGGTTACATCAATGCACTGACAGGTGAGTTTGAGCAAATTGGTGTGAGCCAAAGTGTACGTGACATTTTGTATGAGCGCAATATCAATCCAATCACGTTCATTCCCGGAATCGGTATCACCAACTTTGGTAACAAAACATCCAGCACAGTGACCACTGCCTTGGACCGCATCAACGTGGCACGACTGGTGGCATTCTTGCGTGGACGCCTGGAAGAAATTGGCAAACTGTACTTGTTTGAACCCAATGACACAATCACACGCAATCAAATCACCAATACTGTCAACAGCCTGATGATAGACCTAGTGGCCAAGCGTGCCTTGTATGATTACCTGGTGGTTTGCGATTTAAGCAACAACACTCCTGCACGTATTGATGCCAATGAATTGTGGGTGGACATTGCGATAGAACCTGTAAAAGCAGTGGAATTTATCTATATTCCTTTGCGTATCAAGAACACAGGCGAGATTGCAGCTGGGGGCTAACACAATCGGGGGCTGATTTTTCAGCCCTCGTTCTAGGTAAATAAACACAACAGGAGATAACAAATGGCAAGTGCATCACTAAACAAAATGACAGTACCCTTAGCAAGCGATCAATCCGCGAGCGCACAGGGCCTGTTGATGCCCAAACTCAAATATAGATTCAGAGTATTGTTTCAAAATTTTGGTGTAAGTAATGAAACCACCGAACTGACCAAACAAGTGGTCAGTGTAGCAAGACCCAATCTAACATTTGAAGAAATCGCATTACCAATTTACAACTCAACACTTAAGTTGGCCGGACGCCACACCTGGGCTGACATTGCATGTTCAGTACGTGATGATGCATCAGGCAGTGTTATGACCTTGGTTGGCGAACAGTTTCAAAAGCAATTGGATTTCTTGGAACAAGCATCAGCAGCAGCCGGTATTGACTACAAGTTTGTGACCAATATTCAAATTCTCGACGGTGGAAACGGAGCAACTGAACCCACTGTGCTGGAAAATTGGGAACTCTATGGCTGTTACCTCAAAGGCGCAGACTACGGTGAATTAAATTATGGCACCAACGAAGGTGTCACAATTGCCATGACCATTGCCTATGACAATGCAGCACAAACAGCCACATCAGTCAATGACGGTGGTGTTGGTACTATTGCATCAGGACTCGGGCGTACCATTGGTGGAGCCGTGACAGGCGTTGGCGCTACCGCTTAAAGGTTAGTGCATGCCAACATTTGGTCAACAATTCGCGCAAGGATTTACTGAAGTCAATGCCTTGCGTGATTACACTCACGCCAGCAAGGTATTCACACCCAATTCGTTTGAACTCAAGCCACGTTATAAGTTTTTATTTCATGTGGTGTTTACCATCAATGGACAAATTCCTGGAGTGTCTTCGTATCTGGGAGTACAAGGTGCAACACAGTTGAGTTATGTGGTCAAAACAATTGACCTGCCCAAGTACACCATTGCCACGGAAACTATGAATCAATACAATCGCAAGCGTGTGGTGCAGACCAAGATCAACTATGATCCTGTTAATGTTACTTTTCATGATGATGCCGGCGATAATGTGAGAAAAATGTGGTACGCCTACTACAATTACTATTACAAGGACGCTTCACAACAGTATCTGGCCGCTTCCGCAACCAATGGTAGTCTGGGCGAAAGTGCCAACAAGGTCACAGGATTTGGATACAATACCAAGGACATCTACAACAACTCACGTGTGGGTGATGTCAACGACTGGGGTTACATTGGTGAATCCTACAATGATGGCACCAGTAGTGCATCAGGCAAACCTCCTTTTTTTCTTGACATACAAATTGTGGGATTTGATCAGCACAAGACAGCCACCTATGTGTTGATCAACCCGCTGATTACCAATTATGCCCATGATCAATATGCCTATGCCGAAGGCGCCGGCATCATGCAAAACAGTATGACCATCGCGTACGAAACTGTGAAATACTATGCAGGTGTAGTGGGACGAGACAGACCTGATCCCAAGACAGGCTTTGCTGATCCCAGTCATTATGATCAAACTCTCAGTCCAATCAGTCGACCAGGCAGTCGTGCCACTTTCATGGGTCAAGGTGGATTGTTGGATGCAGCAGGAGGAATCATAGAAGATTTGTCCAGCGGTGGACCTTTAGGACTTATTGGTGCTGTGCAAAAAGCAGGTACTACTTACAACACATTCAAGAATAAAAATCTCAAGAGTATTGCAGTGAGCGAGACAGTGGCTCTGGGCACAAAGGTGATCAAAGGCACTGCAATTCCACAGGCCATGCGTCAAATTCCCGGACGAAGTAGCGGCATGTATTATCCTGTGCCGGCCGATCTAGGCGCAAATCGCGCAGATAATATTGATGTGGGTGGCGGATTTAATCCTGCAGGACGACGTTAATTATGCCAAGTATCAATTATACCAATTACAATATTGATCAAACTGTGCGAGTGTTTGATGCATTCTACGACTATGATGTGAACATCTCTGCAGGCGAGTATGACATTGTCAACAGCTATTTCCGATCAGTAATGACCACAAAACAAGCCGCAGATAACTTTACTGCTAGCCTGTTTAGAGTGGCAGAAGACACCAATATACCTGCACTGACTTTGTTGGAAACATTTCAGGCCAGTGGTGCTGAATTGGATCTCAACATCAACATGGCCTACTATCTCAACAGCATCAGAAGCCGCGCCACACTGTTGGGTGTAGGTATTCCTGTAACACCAAACTACTACGCGGCTAGAAACGTAGTGCAATAATGGCACACTGGGCACAAGGCACATACACTGTGATCAACCGTGCCAAGTATGTGGGCAACGGTGAACCACGCTACAGATCGGGTTGGGAATTGTCATTTATGCGATTCCTGGACTCAAACGATAGCGTATTACAATGGGCAAGTGAAAGCGTGGCGATTCCATACCGTCATCCGTTGACAGGCAAAATGACAAGATACATTCCGGATTTCTTAATGACATATCGCACTAGAGACAATCAAATGCGAGCCGAGTTAATTGAAATTAAACCTAAAAAACAAAGTGTAATCGAAAGCAAAATGAGCAATCGTGATCGTGCTATAGTTGCTATCAATTATGCTAAGTGGGCGGCTGCCCAGAAGTGGTGCAAACAACAAGGATTGACCTTTCGCGTTATTACTGAGGACCAGATGTTTCGGAATGGTCGAGCGTGAGCCACTAAATATTGGCATGACACGCAAACTTGAAGACCTTTTTGATCTCCCGCCTACCCCAGAAGAAGTAGATACTGCTCTGCCCACACTTCCCACCAATCGAGAAACACTACAAGCACTAGATGATGCTATTGACAAAGTTGACAATGCGTTGCCTGCTGTGCGTGGACTTGAAGCCACTGATACCGAAATGGATGACCTTGCTGGACTGGCAACAGGCAGTTATAAAGATTTAATGGATCTTGGTTTTCAAGTTGACAGTCGTTTTGCCAGTGAAATATTCTCAGTAGCATCAAACATGCTGGGACATGCTATCACAGCCAAGACAGCCAAACTGGACAAAAAACTCAAGATGATTGATCTACAGATGAAGAAAATGCGTTTAGATCAACAGCAACAGGCTCTGGATTCCAAAGATCCCGAGGGCATGGCCGCCGCACAGGTAGCACACGGGGTGGTTCTAAGCCGCAATGATCTGCTGGAACGCATCATTGGCAAAGGCCAAAACGCACAAAAAGAATAAATATACAACAGGATACTGAACATGAAACCATTTGCCAAATACCTAGCCGAATCGGAACGTACATACAACTATCGTATCAAGGTAGTGGGTGATGTGCCCGCAGGCTTTTTTAAAGAGCTTGAAGACAAGTGTGCTCAATTTGACATTGTCAAAATGTCCAATGCCAAAAGCACTCCAGTCCGCAAGCAGATTCCAGACTTTCCAGCATTTCCCAACCAGTCAATGAACATTGTGGATGTGGAATTCAAGTACCCAGCCATTGAGCCACAAATCAAACAACTGGCACAGATACTGGGCCTGGATCCCAATCGCATTGTGATGATGTCCACTCCATATGAAGAAAGCATGGACGCTGAATCTGCCAAGATTGAAGATCAAAACAAAGATTTGTTGGATTCACCGTACCCTGCGCCAGATGCTGAACAAAAAGCATTGAAGAAAGATTACGCAACTGGTCCTTATGACCATGAAGTTGTGAAGAACGCTTACAAGAGCGACTTCACAGTGGCTGGGGGCAAGACACCTCCTGCTAAAACCACAAACGAATTGCCCATGGGTGACA